TTCACTATCTCTCAGGGAACAATGACGATCACGGAAGCAGGTAACTCTGTACCGTGGACGGGCAAGTTAGACGATCTCTCTGAGCAGCCTGTGGCTGAGGTGGTAAGGAAAGTATTGAAGAACGATGCTAAAAAGGCATTCGATACTCTTGCTGCGGCTCAGTTTGATGCGTGTAAGCTACGTGTAGTCCCCACTGGTGGGTCAAGCACAACGGCTATTACGTTGACGACTAATGGTGTAGCAGGTATCACTAATAATGTTGCTTTAGGTAGTTCGCATGTTAAGTTAATTGTTGATGTTATGAAAGAACGTAATATCCCAGCTTATGCTGACGATGATTATTACGCCCTAGCATGGCCGTCAACATGGCGAGCTCTGAAAGATGATTTAGAGTCAATCAAGCAGTATGTTGATCCTGGCTTTCAGATGATTATGAATGGCGAAATAGGTCGTTACGAAGGGGTTAGATTCGTAGAACAAACTCACATTGCTAAGGGTACTGGTATGGGCACTGCAGGTGTCGCATGGACCAATGGCCTTTCTGATTGGGCTCTGTTCTTTGGCGAGGATACTGTTGCTGAAGCTATTGCAGTTCCTGAAGAAATTCGCGGGAAAATTCCTGGGGACTTCGGTAGGGATCGCGGTGTAGCATGGTACTACCTTGGCGGATTTGGCATAACACACACACAAGCGGCCCAGACACGTATAGTGATGTGGGACAGCGCGGCTTAAGGAGATATATTATGAGTTATTCTAATCCAGTTTTCTTACCCCTTGCTTTCGGACAACACGACTTCGGTGCTGGCGGAGAAGCTTTTACTTTTCGTGGACCTAGCGGTAAACAGGGTACATTGAAAGAAATTGAGATAAACGCTACTGAGGTGTTTTCTGCAACAAGTGCAGAGGGAAAGATCGAGTTAGGTTCTTCTGCATCAGGCGCTCAGTATGCTGATTTTGGTTTGGGGACTACGGCAGATGCTGCTACAGCCCGCATGACCGATACAGCTGCTGATTTGGTTTTAGCGGCGCTTCCTGCTGACACGGATATCCATGTAACTTATACTGCGCCTACTGGTGGAACTCCCACTGGTATTGCTTATGTAGAAATCATGGTTGAATGGTACTAAGGAGGAAATTATGGCTAAAGATACTGCAGGTAGTCACCCAACGGTTAATCAGAATGGTCTTATCGAAAAGAAGGATATATCTGGGGAGTCTTTAAAATCCCTAGGTATGGATAGTATAGGTAAGGCACAGATGCCGCAGGGTATCGCTAAATCAACTATTTCCACTGATCGTGGAAAATTTGAATGGCGTTAAAGTAATTGGAACGGGGGCGGGAAACCGCCCCTAATCCATTTAGGAGATTAAAATGTCTAAAAGAATGAATTCAATTGAAGCATTCATTGGCGGAGTTGTTGAAACTCCAGAAGTTGGTTATGGGCATACAGACCCCATCCTTAAAGGATATACAAGTGGCTCTCAGTTATTTGACGAGAGAGCTATGGAGTCAAGGTATGCACAACGAAGAACAAATAATGAAGGCCGTGTAAATGGCGAAATGGTTAGAGGCACTGGCGTAATTGCCGGGTGGGCATTCTAAGAAAAAGTGATAAAAACAATAATTCCTGAAAAGGAAATAGAGAACTTTTCTCTTCAAGATTTCGGAGGGAAAAGGAATGTAAAAACTGCTTGTGTTGTTAGGTACGGTGGTTTTGGAGATATGTTGCAAGTTGCATCTATACTACCCCTGCTTAAAGATCAGGGATATAGGGTATGTGTGAATGTTACAGAACGAGGGGAGAATATTTGTGATAGTGATCCAAATATTGATGAACTATTAATTCAAAAAACAGATCAGATATCTATTGATAGACTTACGGAGTATTGGGAAAAGATGTCTCCATGCTTTGATAAGTTTATACAGTTATCTGAATCAATAGAAGGATCTCTTTTGCTGGTAGGAGATAGGGTTGAGAAGTTAAATGGAAAAGCAACTAAGGTTCCAGGTAATCCTAAGTTTTATAATCTTAGTAAAGAAGATGTTCATGAGCTATGTAATGTTAATTATATGGAAAGGATTCATGATCTAGCCGAGGTTCCTCATGTTTTTAATCCAAAATTTTTTCCTACAAGTAAAGAAAAAGAATGGGCTAAAAAAATTAGAAAGAAGATAAAGTTCAGAAATATTATTCTATGGGCTTTGTCTGGTTCTTCAGTTCATAAGGTATATCCTTGGACTGACATTGTAATAACTAAAGTATTAAAATACAGGCCCGATTCTTGCTTTATTACTGTTGGTGATAATATTTGTCAGATGCTAGAAGTGGGTTGGGAAGATGAGAAAAGAGTAATTACTAAATCTGGTAAATGGTCTATACGAGAAACATTATCTTTTTTAGAGCATTGTTCTGTAGTTGTAGGACCAGAGACTGGGATTTTAAATGCTGCCTCTACTCTGGATTGTCACAAAATAGTATTGTTATCTCATTCTTCAAAAGAAAATCTTTCTAAGCACTGGAAAAATACCAGTTCTTTGGAACCTGAAGAGTATGATAATTTTTGTTTTCCTTGTCATAAAATGCATTATGGCTTTAGTACTTGTTATAGAGATGATGAAAGCGGAGGAGCTATGTGTGCGGCTAAGATAAATTCTAATGATGTTTATAATGAAATAGTGAAAAATTTGAAATGAGTACATATTTAGTTTTATGTCAAAATATGGCCAGGGATGTTGGTATACCAGGGACAGGTCCATCTGCTGTTGATGCTACTGATCTCTCTGAAGAGGAGAATGCTATTGTTCGTTATGTAAAACAGGCTGATTTAGATATTCAGAGCAGATGGTTTAATTGGGATTTTTTATGGAACGAGACTACTATTACTCCAGTAATAGGAACATCTACATTAACATCGCCAGCTGATTTAAGTAATTGGAAACTGGATTCTGTTGTATTTTCTAAAGCTACAGACTCTTATCAAGAGTTAGAGTACATGGATTGGGATGACTATAATATAGAATACAAAAATGGGGTAGTATCTTCTGGTACTCCAGAAGTATTTTCCATAAAGCCTGATAATGTTATAGATGTGTACCCAACACCAGATGCAGTAACAACTATTTCTGCTGCGTATTGGACGTGAAGATGCTCCTGAAATTTTAGCTGGGGCTTTGGCTGAATTTGAAGATTTATTAGATAAGTTGGAATCAGATCAGCTTCCTGGACAAAAGAATAGAAGGTTCTCAAGGGCCCAGGATATAACTAATTTTACAGTAGTCCCACAATGACAAAATTAACTCAAAGATCTTTAAAACCTTCAGGGTTACAGTCTAGTTATTTTCCTTTTGAGGGTGGTTTAAATATAGTAGAGCCAGCTTTATCTATGAGGCCTGGAGAATTAGTTGCCTCTGATAATTTTGAGGTAGATATAAGGGGAAGATATAGAAGGATAGATGGTTATGAAAGGTTTGATGGGCAAACTCTTCCTTCTGCTATAACCTATTATAGAATACCGTTTACTCTTGGATCGGCTAAAGATTCTGTTTTTAATAGTGCTTTTAGTGATGCGTTCGATATGCAAATTCCTTCAACAGGGGATACTTTGAAAGGGGAGACAAGTGGGGCCATAGGAACAGTGCTGCAAGTTAGTATTGAAGATGTGACCGGAGATGCTTCGGCTGGATCATTTTCTAATTCAACTGCAGAAGGTTATGTATATTTTACAATAGTAAGTGGAACACTTCAAGATGGAGAAACAATGTATTTTCTAAATAAAGATAGCGCTTTTGGTAGCGCATTTAATGTGGAGTATGGATAATGGGAACACCAACAGCGTTAAGAAAAACTAGGGCAGTTCTTACTGGAACCAGCTTTGCTAACAATACTACTGGGGCTATTACAGCCCAGATGGTAAGGCAGTTTGTCGAGTCTGGCATGGGTGGATATTCGACTATATATTCTCCGGTTGGAACTCCGGCAAGTCAAGCTGTAGCAACAGCAACTACAGCAATAGTAGATTGGAATGCTGATTCAGTTGGGGCTAATGGTCCTGATGACACAGGAACTGTCGGAGTGACTGTAGGAACCGATGCTGATTTTGCAAATGATAGGATCAGGATATATGATAAAGGATTCTTTATGGTTAATCTCGGTATTAGTTTTGCACAGACTGGAACCGATACTGTGATATGGATATTTAGGATTACTACTTCAGTAGATGGTGCTTCGGACACTTTTCCTGGGTATGATTGCTCTGTTCAAAGAGTAGCCGCAACACTAGATAATATGGTATCTGCTTCTGGTATAATTGATACCACTGGCCATACTACTTATACTGATGTGAAAGCTTCAGTAAAACATGGAGATTCCGGGTCTGAGAATTTTCAGATGCATTACGGACAATTATCAGTCTTTAGGGTTGGGTAATGGGGCTTTATGCCACCGCTCTTTCATATGGTCCTCCGGTATTAAGAGATGCTGATGCAGATGCTTCTCTTGTTACTGAACTTCAAACAGCAATTGAGGACCAAAGAAGTAATATTACTATAGTACCTGGTGAGGGTAGTGTACTGGGTGTATGGGTATTTAGTGGGGATGTTTATGCTTTTAGGAATAAATCAGGTAGTGCTACTGCAGGGATGTATAAGTCCACACCTACTGGATGGGATGAGGTAGATTTAGGAACGGCTTTAAATTTTGATGGGACTACATTAAACGGGGAATTTGTAGTTGGTTCTATTATAACTGGAGCAGGAGGAGCTGTAGGTACTGTAGCTGCTATTTCTTATCATCGTCTTTGGGAACTTGGTGCTAAGGGATCTGTTGTTCTTACGGGAATAACTGGTACCTTTGTAGATAATGAGAATCTATTGTCACCTACATTAGCCTTTGATGCTGGAACTAACGAGATAAAAATTGATGATGTTATAACCGGGGTCACTTCTGGTATAACTGCTACAGTAAAACAAGTTAATATTGCTTCTGGAGCTTGGGTCGATGATGATGCTGCTGGTTATTTATCTATAACTGGTAATACTGGAACATGGACAGATGGAGAAAAAATACAGGTTTCCAGTTCAGATAGAGCAGATGTAAATGGGGCGTCTCAGCCTTCTGCTAGAACCCTAGCTAAAGCTGATGGAACTCAGTATGCCCAAACACTTGAGCCTGGTGGCAAGTATGAGTTTGTGACTTATAATTTTACTGGTAAGTCTGGTGGAATTTCTATGTATGGTGTTAATACAGTTGGTAAGGGTTTTTATTATGACGGTACTGCCTTTATTAAAATCCATACAGGAATGGAGACGGACACTCCTGAGCATGTAATAGCTCATAAGAATCATTTATTCTTTTCTTTTCCAGGTGGCTCTATACAGCATTCAAGTATTAGATCGCCATTGCAATGGAGTCCTATTACTGGAGCTGCGGAAATAGCTTTAGGTGATGAAGTATCAGGATTTTCGACAGAATTGAAAGAAGTAATGTCGATTTTTACAAGGAACGATACATATATGTTATATGGAAGTTCTTCTGCTGACTGGAATTTAACAAGATTTCATCAGGGATCAGGAGCTATTCCATATACCATGCAGAAAATGGATCAGACATTTTTCCTTGATGACAGAGGAATTACATCCATTTTTACAGTTCAGTATTATGGAGATTTTCAGTCTTCTGTTGCGTCAAGTCAAATTGATCCTTATATACAGAAAAAGAAATCCAGTGCTATATTATCGTTGCGTGTTAGAGGTAAAAATCAGTACAGATTATTCTTTAATGATAAGACAGGGTTGGCAATGACCTATATGAATAGGCAGAATATAGGAATTATGCCATTTACTATGTCCAATCAAATTAATTGTTGCTGTTCTGGAGAGGATGCTAATGGTTTTGAAGTTTTATATGGGGGATTTGAAGATGGGTATATTCGCAGGCTTGATTCAGGTACAAGTTTTGACGGGGCAACCGTAGCATCTTTTATAAGAAGTTCTTATTATAGTTATGGATCACCGCAAGTAAAGAAAAGATTTAGAGAAATAGGGTTAGAGATTAATGCTGATACATCTACTACATTAACTGTATCTCCTACGTTTGATTATGGAGGTACGTTTACCCCAAGATCAAGTCCATCTGCTGCATCTTATACTGTATCAGTTACTGCAGATCAGTGGAATGAAGACGATGTATCTAATGATACTACTGGTATTACTGTTATAGCTTCAGAAAGAATAAAGATTAATGGCATAGGAACTAATATGGGAATGATTATACAAAATAGTTCAATATACGACAAACCAATAACTCTCCAAGGAGCTGTAGTAGGTTATTCTACGCGAGGAATTAGAAGATGAGTATGTTAAGATCTGTTCCACAACAAATAGGGCAAACTAAATTAGCTTACATTACCGATTCTGAAAAGAAGATGTTGAAGAGAAGAGAGGCAATGAAGGGGTTTCCAGGTAAAAAGATTTCCGCAGAAGGTGTTCCTGTTTTAGCCGACAGTAGAGCTGATATCATAGCACACGCCAAGGGGCTTGGCATAAAAAATGTTCCAGATCCTGGAGTGAGTAAAAAAGTATTTAAAAGATTTACAGATAGATTGAATAAAGCTAAAGCCGAACAAAGAACTGGCGCTGCCGAAATAGGAGCTGATCAGATATCAAGAAAAAAGTTTGTTCTAACAGGCGCTCAAAAGAAAGCCAGTAGTGATTTTTATAAAACCGCTGCTGGCGCTGCTTATGCTAAACAGTTAGGTAAGAAGGTTGGGTTTGGTATTAGGAAACCTAAAAAAGTAAGGGTTAGTACTGGTGGTACTGAGGAAGAGGAGGAGGTAGTTATTACTAGACCCGGACCAGATCCTACTATAGTAAGAACTGTTGATGGTCCTGGTCCTGCTCAGGACTTTGATGTTACTGGAGTATTTACAGAAAACAAAATAAATAGCCCAATATTAGATGATGTTGTTATATATGGGCCTGAGTCTGAGATTGTTCAAGAAAGAGTTAAGGATTTAATAAATACTAATAGTCCATTATTTAAAGCGGCAACTACTAAAGCCCTTCAGTCTATGAATGCATCCGGTTTGATGAATAGTTCTATAGCTCATGAGGCTGTTATGTCTGCTATTCTTGCGGTGGCTATTCCAATGGCGCAAGCAGATGCAGCTACATTTACTGCACAAAGGCAATTAAATCAGAACTATGGTAATGCATTTGCAATGCAGCAGAATAAAGCTTTTTATGATGCATTTATAACTAAGCTCGAAGGTCGTATTCAGCAAACATTACGTCAACTTGCTGATAGATCAGCTAACTGGAGAGCGATTCTAGCTGAAAGAGGAAGGATAGCTACAACTCCGGGGATGAGTACGAGTGCAGCAGAAACTGCATTTAAGGCTGTAACTCCAACATGGTTTTAAAAGGATAGTATTATGGCAGATCCCACAACAATAAAAGTAAATAGTAGTGGTACAAGAGTTGGTGATAGATTTAGAATTCAACCAGCTACTCAAGTTACATCAACTGTTCTTACTAGCGCTGCATCTGTTGATAGGATTCAATCTGGTGATAGAGGTAAGAGCTTATTTGATGCCATTGGTGGTGGAATAAAGTGGCTTACAAGAGGATGGGGCAGTGTATTAGGATCAGGTCAAACTGGGGTGAGCGATACAAGGGCTTATAATACTTCTTATCTTGGTGATCCTGATAGAGGGTCTGCAACTGTTAGTTCGTCTAAAAAGTCTGGCGGTTTAGGTGCTCTTTTCGGTGCTATATTAGGCGGTGGAACCGGCATTAGTCTTGGAGGAATTATTAGTGGTATTGGTAGTTACTTTACAGAAAAAGCAGAGATGGAGTTCAAGATAAAAGAATTAGATGTCAGAGAAGCCCTAGGAAAGGAAAATAATGCAATTAATAAATTAGTAGCCGAAGGTAATATAGCTGCAGAAAAAAAGCAGACAGCTATAGCTTCTACATATATGGGACACACCAGTCCAATAGCTAATGTTAAGGGGGTAACCGGAATTGAATCTGGATTAGAAGTTGGAGATACATGGGTTTCACCAGAAGTTAGAAAGCAATCTGGAGGAGCTTTGGGTGGATCAAACCAGGGGCTTATAACTAATGGACAACAGAGGCGAGTAGCATGAAACATCCCGCAAGATCATTTCCATTACCACAAGCAGTTCCACAAGAACAAGTTGCTGGCGAACAAGTTGTTACAGAAGATACATTTCAGAATCCTTTTCAAGCTGGATCACAGGATGAATCTGCACAGGCGAACGCTATAACATCTGATATATATAATTATATTTATAGAGAAGGTTGGGACGAAATAACTGAAGATTTAAAAAAGGGTAAAAAGAATTTAGCTGAGACATTAGGTACGATGGCTGGTAATTTATTGAGCAATGAAATGGCAATGGCAGAGGAAGAAGGCTTAGACATTTCACGGGATATGTATGTTGATATGCAGTCAGGAGTTGTTCAGCAATTAACAGAAATTGTCGATGAAAAGGGCATAAAGGATTTTAGAGATGATAATCAAGTCCAAATCTTTATGGGTGAAGCGCTAACGTATGCTATAAATGCAGTGATAACCGGAGACGATGTTGGAATTACTGATGAGTCATGGATTGCTATGACACAGGATGTGTTAACTGGTGGTATGCAGTCAGAACCTCAACCAGTAACTGGGTCTAGAATTACAGAGGAGGTAGTGTAATGGTTTCTATTGCTGTAGGTGCAGGAATTGGTGGTGCGTTAACTGCTACGTCAAAGCCAATGCTGGAGCGTGAAAAGGAATTGAGAGAACAAGATTGGGAAATGGCCAAGTATGATAGACTCCGTTCCGATCAGCTATTGGATGTAGAACAGGAACGTACCTTTAAATCTGGTATTGCACAGCAAGAACGATTTATGAAAGGCTCTGAGTTCATGCTTACAAATATGGTCGATAGGTATAAAAGCATTAATAACCGATTGAGGGGAGAACAAGGCTTTCCAATGTTACCGCCGGGGCCAGAGAGGATAGCTTTAGGGGAAGAGAAAGATAGGCTAGTGTATAATATGCAGGTGGTAGCAAATGGTTATCTAACAGCTGCATATGGTGGCGCTATTGCAAAAGAAATGCTGCCTCAATTATGGCCTCATTTATTTGAAACCAATGAGGAAGGAGATATTACCGACGTATCTCCTGAGGGTAAAAAAATTGAACTAGCCAATGCTAGGCTGGATAAAAGCTTTGCCGGTGAAGCTACATATGGTGGTATGGATGATCCAGAAGAAATAGGAGGGAAGTCTATAGATCCTATGTGGGAAGAAGGTGAGGTTAGAAAACAAATAGCTTCAACTGAATATGATTTTCCTGGAAAGAAGGTTCATGAAGAGCGCCTTGGTAGAGAAAGAAGGGCTGCAGCTGCAGAAAGTGCTAGGGCATTCGGCAAGTGGATTACGGGTGGAAAATATCAATCACTTGTTAAACTTTTTGCTGGTGGTGGAGAGGCTGGTGATGCGGAATGGGAGAAAGTTAAAAGGGCTCTTACTGAAGAGGCCGGAGAAACAGATATTATCAGTGATGAGAGAGCGTCTGAGCTTGTTACCGGTAAGATACTGGAAGGTCTTAAATCTGGGGCCATAAAGATATCCACCAGTCTGTGGGATATTTTAAAAAAGGGCGTATCTAATTTAGAAGAAGCTGAACAGAATAGACTAGAAGAATTACAAGAGATAATAAGATCAGTTACTCCAACTCTCGAGTCTGAAGAAGGTCTTGATGATGAAACCTTAGCTCAGATGGATAAAGACATGGCTAGTGGGATGTATAGAGAGTTCGCGTCTACTGATGACGAAGGTTTGTTAGCTGCTGGAGGCGGTGGGGGTTTGATTAAGGGGGCTACAGGCAAATGGAATAGGTTTTGGGATGAAACTGTTAGGCCTAATGTGGGTGGTCGTATACCTCAAGAATTCTGGGATTTCTATGAGAAGAACCCTGAACTTTATCAGGCCATAGCATCTGGTGCAAAATCATTATATGGTAAATTAACTGACAAACCATCCGGAGGCGCTACAGAGGGAATTGATCTTGGAACCCCGCCGAGTAGTGGTAGACCTTATGGTGAAACTAGACCTGAAGATTTTATAGGTTCTACAGAGGCTATTGATGCTCTTGGTAGAGCTGGCGGTCCTGCTGCTGATGCACTAACAGAGTGGACTCCAGAGAGAAGTAAAGCTAGGCTTATGGAAGATGTTAAGAAGCTTATACGCAGGGCTGAGTCTGCGCGTGGTGGATATAATGCGGTGGCTGGCCGAAAGGATGGCGATCCTGATCTTACGTCAATGACTATTGGTGCTATACATAAAAAGTATGGAGATAAGGCTGTTGGTGTTGGGCAGTTTAAGAGAAGGTATTTATTAGATAATGCTAAAAAATATTTAGGATACAATTCAAAAGAGCTTGATGCTTTGGTGTTTGATGATGCCATGCAGGAGCAATTTCTTGAATTTGGTATAGAGGAGTCTGGTATAGATGCTTATATAGCAGGCACTATTGATGTTGATAAGTTCCAAGCTAACCTGGCTATTAGATGGAGGGGGTTACCTCCACTAGGAACATCACTTAAAGGAGACCCTTCAGACGAACGTGGAAATATTATACAAATCCCGGGAGACGAAACTCAGGAAATATTAGAACGATGGAAAAAATTCTCGGAATAAATAGAGATTATTAAATGGCATTACCAGGATTGAATCAAGAAGAGATTATAGCAAATCTACCGACCAGAACATACGAAGAAGTAGCTGCTGCTGCTTCTGACGAATCTCTTGCTACCGGAGGTGCTACCGGTACATGGACCGAAGATGAAGATTATGGGCCATTTTCTGCTGGTAAAGATCAGTTAGATTCTCTTGGTTTTAGATTTGTCCAGATGGCGGGTGATCTGTGGGATATAAAAAGTTGGGAGAATACTGGTCGAGAAGCTGCTGAAAGAAATGAGGCTCTTGTTGCTCAGTATAAAAGAAAAACTCTGGCTGAATCAGAGGGAATGGGTGATATACGCAAGTGGATTAATGACACTGTAAAAACGCAGATAGTTGTTATGGGTCCATCGATACTCGCTGGTACAGTAGCCGGTTTTGTCGCTACTTTTTTTGCCCCTGCAACTGCTGCTGGTGCTGCTATAGTAAGTGGTGCTGGTCTATTAGGTGCATTTGTACCCAACTATGTATTGAATACTGGTGAGGCATACGCTAAACAGATACAAGCTAGTGGTAATATAGATGCTGGGGTTGCTGCATATACTGGATTTTTTGCAGCTCTATTAGATACTATTATCCCAGGAAAGATATCAGGAAGAATTGTTGGGAATAGAAGTTTCCGAAGGCACCTTGCCAAGAAGTTAGCTGATGGTTCTAGATTGGGCAATCAGTTTAAGCAGGGAATTAAGTTCATGCTTGCTGAGGGCTTTACTGAAACTACTCAAGAGCTTATGATGCAGATGGCTCGTGACTGGGTTAACGATATAGAATACCAGTTTTCAGATCAAGACAAGAAAGACCTTCTTGAGAGTTTTGCTGCTGGTTCTTTGATGGGCAAATTCTTTGGGGTGGTCACACCAGCTGGCACAGGAAGGGCTAGAGTACAGGTTAAAGCAGCGGATGAATTCAAAGCTGCACAAGATGAAGCTATCTCTAATGTTCAGGTTGATCGTGATGCTGCAATAGAGGCCATTACTACTAGAGAAAAAACCAGCAGGGCAGAAGTAAACGCTGCCGAAGATGAAATACGAGCATTAAAGAAAGAAGCAAGAAATAAAATAAGATCTTTAAGTGGTACTGAAAGTATTGCCGATATAGAGAAAATAGTACCTCCTATTATAGAAGAAGAGATTGTTGAAGAAGCGGTCGCACCAGAGGCTGCTCCAGCTGCCCCTGCTGCAGAAGTTCCACCTACCCCTACCCCTACCATACCTACCGATGTAATCCCCCCCACTGTACCAACACCCACTACACCAACTACAGCTGAAGTAGAGATAAGTGCAATAGATACAGAGATAACTTCTGTAAGGGATCAGATAAGAAATGAAAGGTCATCTGATCGTAGACGACCTCTCATGAAAAAGTACTATGCTCTGCAAAAGAAAAAGAGGGCACTGGAAGAGGCCTTACCACCAGAAGTAGCTAAAACAAGGGCCGAGCGAAAGAGGGCGGCAATAGAAAAGGACATTTTAGATGAGAAAAAGAGGACGGCAGCAGAGGGTAGGCCAGAAGGAATGTCTCTTCACGAATGGGATGAAGTTAAGAGAAATAGAGGAGTTGAAGGGGCACCCGCAGTTAAAGATTTCGATACTATAATTGATGATGAGATTGCAGTTCAGGAAACTAAAGTTGCTGATGCTGAGGCTGCGCTAGCCACTGAAGGAGCTACCATAATAGCTGGAGTGCAGGTACCAACAACGCTGAGTAAGTTTAATAGAAGAAGAATAATATCTCAGGCAAGGGAAAAAGTAAAGGAAGAGAAGGCAGAACTACAAAGGCTGGAAGCTATGAAAGCTTCACCAGAGGGGGTTACTTATGGTGATGTAGCTAGACAACGTGAAGCGCCAATAGAGTTGCCTAAAGCTGGGATTGGTATTCCTGCCGGTGTTACTGGTGTTGAAGCTGGTATAGCACCAACTGCAGAAGAAATTCAAAGAAGAATATTTGAAAGAGATCGCGCCGCCCAGGAAGCTCGCGCATTAAGCGAGGCAGCTGAACAGAATAGACTAGCAGCTGATGCTCGTAGAAAAGAAGCAGCTGATGAGGCTGCGGCTAAGGCTAGAGCAGAGGCAGAAGATGCAGCTGCTGCTAGAGCTGATAGAGAAGAAGCATCTAGGGCTGATGCAGCTGCTAGAAGAAAGGAGATGGACCCCGTTCTTATAGTAGAAGAGTTAGGGGCTTCTGAATTAACTCATGGGGATATAGCAGTAATTACTCCCGCAATACGTAGTGCTTGGAATTTAAGAAGGGATATGGCTCGTGATTCTAGAATAAAGGCTAGAGCGCAAGCGAGAGAGGATACTGCACGTACGGCAGAGGAAACACAAAGAGTTAGATTGGATAAGGAGAGAGCTGCTCAAGCTGTTACTAAGGCAGATGAACGAGCGGCTGTAGAAACTGAAAGAAAAAGAAAAGTTGATGAAGCTAAAGCCCAAACTGAGTTTGAACAGAGAGAAACTGATAAGACTATTGAAGAAGCTGAAGCGTCAGCCTCTGAAACTATAGCTGAATTCGAGGAGAGGCCATTAACTATCACAGAGATGAGGACTATGGCTCGCGTAAGGGGTAATACCATAGGTGATGTCGATAGGATAGGTTCTTCTCAGGCTAAGAAAGCTTACCTAGAAATTGTAAGGCCAGCTATAAATGAAATTGAGAGAACAAGAATAGAGGAAGCTGCTAAGAAGGCTGAAGTTGCACGTGCCGCACCTGCTGCCGCTGCACCTGCTAAGCCTGCTGCAGAACCAGTGACTGAAACTTTTGATGCTGAGATTGGAGAAGGAGAGATCGTTGCGCTTGAAACTCTTATAGCTGAGCAAGAAGTTATAATTGATACTATGGTTAAGGCCGGTATCACAACTGATAAAGCTGATCCCAAACCATTTTCAATTCCAGAATTACAGCAGCAGATGAAGGAGAAAGCTGCCAATGAAGTAATATTAGGCAGGTTAAGAGAAAAAGCTGAGGCTGCTCCTAAGCCTACCGTTAAACCCACAGTAACTAAGAAGAAAACTAAGAAAAAAGCTGCACCGAAGCCAACTGTTGTACCTACTCCTAAACCTAAGACCGTTTCAGAAACTGATGCAGAAGCAGCTGTTATCCCTCTTACTGAGGAAACTGGGGTTGTAACTGAAGAGGATTTAGCTAAAGCTAGGGCTGCAGTTGCTGATGCGAAAAAGCCTAAGCCAACTCCTGGAGAGGCTGCTGGGCCAACTGTCGTAGAACCAACTGGTGAACCACAAGAAAGAGCCGATGTTGCCCCAATAATTAGAAATCCTAGGGAGGCTGTAGACGCTGTAATAGACGGGACGGAGCCAGATGTAGCTATAGAGATATTAGCCGAAGAAATGGATGTTACCGCTACGGAGGCTGAGGTTGCATTTAATGAGGAGATGACTAAGGAAGATGCTCAGGCAATGGTTGAAGCTGCTGAGGAAAGGGGTGCGGTAGCTGCTGGAACGACCGCAGCAATGAAGGAAGAGGCTGCTAAGGTAGCTGGACCTAAGAAAGTGGTTACAGCTCGTCCTGCGGTGGGGCCAGATAAGGGAGCACCACCATCACGCAAAAGGAAGGTTACTGAAGACGAAATAAGGACTACCTATAAGGGGTTTAGAATAAATAGAGCTGGAACTGCATGGACCGCTAAGATAGCTAACTCCCCAGCTAAGATAACAATTGATGAGGTAGGAGAGTATCATACCCAATATAAGGGAGTAACAGATCCGACTCCATACACTTCATTAGATGCAGCTAAGATTAGTCTACTAGATGCTCACGGAACATCGACAGAAAAGCAAAAGATTCCTGGTAGAAAACCAGAAGTAAAGAAGGCCGGTGTAGTAGAGGTTGAGAAACCAGATAAGAAACAAAAGTATTCATCCGAGGAGATGAACTTTAAGGATATTCCAGTTCAAATTAGATATGAACCAGATGGAAATAAAGAGAAACCTCATTTTGTATATGTAGATGGTAAACCTTTTAGGCGTTACGCTGATAGAAAACGTGCTCGATTTGTTTCTAACAATGTTACACGAGAAGACGTAGAGAAGGAGCTTCTAAAGATACAGAAAACCAGACTTAAAGGTGCAGAGACAACAGCAAGAGGGGTTGCTAGGGTAGAAGCCGCTATTGCAAGAGCTCCAGAGGTTGCAATAGGGACAGTACATTCTCCACCTAGGGCAACATTAGCTGGACTTCCATTGCCCACTCTAAATGATAAGAGAGGTATCAATAATCCTAACGTAAGGATAGATGCTGATGTAGAGTCTAACCTTGTAAAGGATGTTGTCGGAGAAGAAGGGAACCCAATAACTGTTTCATACGAGAAGAGGGACATCGGTGTTGCAGAGGATGCAAAGCGTAAAAGTTTTAGAGAGTCTGAGGTAAGTGGAACAAGATTCTGGACGTTTACTCCATTCTTCCCGAAATCTAAGGAGGAAGCTCAGGCTATAAGTTCTTCTATCTATGCTAATGCTGATAGGTTCCGCAGCTTTATGGCTAATGAAATCTCTATTAGATCCAATCCAAACTCTATAAGTATGGGTGTTATAAGCGATGACGAAGCATTTCAAATGCAGCAGTCTTATCAGCGCAGGGTAGACAAGCTTCTCCAGAGTGAGACTAGAACTAAGAGACTTACACCGGCAGATAAAGCAAAGATAGAGGGTTGGCGAGCAAAAATAAAAGAACTTAATACTAACGAAGGAAGGAATCGTAAGGCTACTATTATTCCAGGGACTACTATGGCTGACTTTGATGAAAGTCTGACCAGATGGGTTGATATGCTGGAAGACCAAGGCCAAGACGTAAGCGCCCTTAAGGGAGCACTATCTTTATATACTAAAAAAAAAGTAGATGAAGCTTTAGTTGACGTATCATTACCAACCACTGCTGCTTTTGTTGAGACAGATATTAATGCAAGAAGAGATATAGTTACCTTCTTTGAACAGGTAGCAACTGACTACGATAGTGTTACCGACAAAGATATTGAAAGTATTTGGGATATTTATAGCGAAGACCAAATGATAGAGTTGGGTGATAGAACTATTCCAGCCTCTCAATATATTCTT